CGAATGATTACAGAGTATGGTCTGATTGAGGCAACCAAGGCACTCAATGAGACTGTCATCAACTCCACAAAGAGTGAAGAAAAAAACGAATAATCCATGAGGATGATGAGGAGAGTCATGAAATAGATTTCTCATGGTATTGGTTCATTGGAAAGGCAAAACTCAATCTGTCTTTCCAAGAGACCGGAAGATTGACTCTGACAATGTTCAATAAACTATATGGACATTATAAAAATAACTTTGATTTTGAAATGAGGCTCAAGAATGCCAATGTCACATATGATGAGGCATTCCAAAAGGCTCAAGAGGATGAGGAATGGTTTTAATAAGGAGGTGAGAGCATGGCAGGATTCGGAGGTTCTGTCAAACTCACTGGAGAATCTGAATATAGAAAAGCACTCACTCAGATCACTCAGAGTCTGAAAGTTGTTAGTGCTGAGATGAAAGCCACATCATCCAGTTTTGCATCTGGCGAGAAGTCGGAAAAGGATTTGGCAACAAGTGCTGAGAGTTTGAGCAAGGCACTCACCACACAAAAGACTGCTCTTTCCACTCTCAAGTCTCAGCTTGCCACTATGCAAGCGGAGTACAACAAGACAGGGACAAGCCATCAAGCACTTGTCCAGAAATATGATGCTGAAAAGGCGAAACTGGAGCAGATAAAGAACACTCTTGGGACATCCTCACAGGAATATAAAAACCAAGAGAAAGTGGTCAATGAACTGGCAACAGAAGTCCAACAGAGTCAGAAAGCATATGAGGCTCAAGGCAAAGCCTTGAATGATATGCGGATAAAGACTGCCAATGCAGAGACAACTGTCAACCAGACTGCACAGGCATTGGACAAGCTAGGGACTGAGGCAGAGGAATCCGGCAAGAGTGCAGAACAGGCAGGAAACGGATTCACAGTGTTTAAGGGCATACTTGCCAATCTTGGCTCACAGGCAATCATGAGTGCGGTCAATGGTCTTAAGAATCTTGGCGGTGCAATGGTCAATGTGGGCAAAGAGGCAATAAGTAGTTTCGGAGACTTTGAGCAGTTGGAGGGCGGTGTAAAAAAACTGTTTGGGAATGATACATCCAAGACGGTCATGAAGAATGCACAGAATGCCTTTTCAACCGCAGGAATGAGTGCGAATGAATACATGGACACTGTCACATCGTTCTCTGCATCTCTTATCTCCGGTCTCAATGGTGACACTGTGAAATCTGCCAAGATTGCAGACCAAGCCATCAGAGATATGTCTGACAATGCCAACACATTTGGCACTGACATTGGCTCAATCCAGAATGCCTATCAAGGCTTTGCAAAAGGCAATTACACCATGCTTGACAACTTAAAGTTAGGTTATGGTGGAACAAAAGAGGAGATGCTCAGACTTGTCAAGGATGCAGGAGTGGTTGAGGATTCTGTCAAGAGCATTGATGATGTTTCCTTTGACCAGATCATCACTGCAATCAGCAAGACACAAGAGCGGATGAACATTTCCGGCACAACCGCAAAAGAGGCATCAGCCACAATCCAAGGGTCTGTTGGCTCTATGAAATCTGCATGGCAGAACATGCTGACAGGAATGGCGAATGAAAATGCGAATTTTGAGCAGTTGGCAACAAACTTTGTTGGCACACTCATCACTCCAGATGGACAGGGTGGTGTCCTTGGAACTCTGATTCCGAGAATCTCCCAGGTCATCACTGGCATGAGTAATGCCATTCAGACAATGCTCCCTATGCTCATTAAGCAAGTTGTGCCAATCATTCAGCAGAATCTCCCTGTTATCATTTCAGCGATTCAAGGGGCATTGCAGACGATTCTTGCAGTCCTGCCGGATGTGATTCCGGTCATTGCAGATTTGATTCCGCAGATTGTCTCTGCCATTGTCGCATTACTGCCAGACTTGATTAATACTGGCATGAAAATGATTGTCAGTTTGATAGAGGGACTCACAAAGGCAATTCCGCAGCTCATTGCCATGCTCCCCACAATCATCAACAAGACTGTTCAAACTTTGATTAAGAATCTGCCTCTGATTATCAATGCAGGAATGAAACTCCTCATGGGAATCGTTGACGGATTGACCAAGGCAATTCCGAAACTTGTCAACTATGTGCCTAAAATCATAAAGACCATTGTGCAAGTGCTAATCAAGAATCTGCCTCAGATTATCCAGACCGCCATCCAGATTATAGTCTCTCTGGTTAATGGTCTTGTGAGTGCATTGCCAAAACTGGTTGCCATGATTCCGCAAATCATCAAGACGATTGTGACAACACTGGCAAAGAATTTTCCGCAGATATTAAAGAGTGGTAAAGAGATTCTCCGGTCACTGATAAGCGGTATTGGTGAGATGTTTGGCAACTTGAAAACAAGTGCCAGAAAAATCATCACAACAGTTGTCAATGTTCTCAAGGATTTTCCATCCAAGATGCTTTCCGTAGGCAAGAATCTTGTCAGTGGCATCTGGAATGGTATTTCCGGCAGTCTTACATGGATTAAGAACAAGATTTCCGGTTGGGTTGGCAATGTCACAAAATTCATCAAGGGTCTGTTTGGCATCAAATCACCATCCAAACTGTTCCGAGATGAGATTGGTACAAACTTGGCTCTTGGTATTGGTGAGGGATTCTCTGATGAGATGAAATATGTGGCATCTGAGATGGGAGATTCCATTCCAAAGTCTTTTGATGTGGACACATCCATCAGTGGTGCTAGATATGCCTCTAATGGAGAGAGTCTGGATGTAGTGAGTGCGTTCAAACAGGCACTGTCTGAGATGAAAATTGTTCTGGATGATGAAGTTGCAGGAGAGTTTGTTGAACGAACTGTGACCAGAGTCATCTATGCATAGGAGGTGGCAAGGTTGAATTATATAATCCTTAATGGTGAGAAAAGCACATCCATCAGAGGACTGTTGATTCAGTCCTTGCCTCATATCTCCAAGCCTCTCATCAGAACAGAGGTTGAGGAGATTGATGGCAGAGATGGAGATATTGTCACTCCTCTTGGCTATTCTGCCTATGATAAGGAGATAACCATTGGACTCTATGGAGATTATGACATCAACAAGGTCATTTCTTACTTTGATTCACAGGGGACAGTGACATTTTCCAATGAGCCGGACAAGTTTTATTACTATCAGATCATAGAACAGATAGATTTTGAGAGACTGATAAGGTTCAAGACTGCAACAGTCATATTTCATGTGCAACCATTCAAGTTTTCAGCGGTTGAGGGAGAATATATTTTCCGCAATCAACTGTTTTCTGCTCCAGATTACACTGCAACCAAGAATGGCATCACGCTCACTGCTCAAGATGGCATCATCTCTGTTCAAGGGACAGGAACATCTGCAACAGAGTTTTATGTTCCTGTTGATGCTCTCAAACTTGATGCAGGAAATTACACGATGCTTGCAACAACTGATGGCAGTGGAGCAAATGTCTGCTCAGTCAGACTAATAAAATCAGTCCCATCCAACACTGATTCTCTTGGTGGCACATATCTGGCACTGAGGAACAACACAACAGCCACTCTCAATGCCGAATTGACCGAGTCTGGCACATTTAATTATCTCTGGTTCTATATCACATCCGGCACTGCAATGGATTTCACACTTGATATGGCTCTCATGGTTGACAGGATGTCCATATACAACAGTGGGAATACCAGGTCAAAGCCTACCATGACAATCTATGGTGATGGGACTGTCAATCTGTCTCTTAATGGCAATCAAATCTTTGTCATTGAGATGGTGAATGACTATATCACAATAGATGTCAGTGAAATGCAAGCCTATATGGGTGATTTATTCATGAATCGGTATGTGACCGGAGACTATGATGCTTTGATGCTCAATATGGGCAAGAACACACTGACTTGGACAGGCACTGTCTCGCAAATCATGATGGAGAACTACTCCAGATGGATATAAGGAGGTAAACATGGAATGTAATATGAGCATGGTCAGAGGAGACACACTCTCTTTTGGTATAGAGATAGAGGATTTTGACCAAGACTTGGACACAGTCTTTTTCTCATGCAAATCAAACTATGATGATTCTGCTTATGTCTTTCAGAAATCTCTTGGTGATGGCATCACCAAGGTTGAGACAGGAAAGTATATAGTCAGAGTCGCACCAGAGGACACCAAGGATGTCAGTGTAGGAAAGTATTATTATGACCTTGAGATTGGTGCTAATTCGGATATTTTCACAGTTTTGAGGGGAGTCCTTGATATTGAGTATGATGTCACAAACTAGGAGGTGCAGCTCATGATTAGGATGTTCAAGGGCGAGAGTGAAAAGGGCAGTGGGTCTGGTGCAACTCCAGAGGATTACACAAAATTGTCTAACAAGCCTCAAATCAATGGTGTTTTGCTCACAGGAGATAAATCAAGTGATGATTTAGGTATTGGCAGTATAACAATACTGAGTACAACATATGTATCAAATTCCTATGTCAATGAAACGAATTTTAACAGGATTACTGTGAGAAAGTGTGGACATATAGTTGTTGTGAATGGCTTGTTGCAGTTGAATACTGCACTTCCTAAAAGTACAAGTGCAACTGTCATTGGCAAAATCGATAATTTGGGAACGATTGCAGGCGGTGTTGCCTATGGTCAATCCGTTTCCGGTAGCAATGGTGGTGTTCTAAACATTGCAATTGAAACAGATGGGAGAATCACTTTGTATAACTATCAATCTGCTAATGCTCCAATTGGATGGTATAGATTTAATACTGCAATAGTTGTTTTATAGGGAGGTTCACACATGGCAAATTCATTTGATTTTAACAATACAACCGATTTTAAGAAAGTCAAAATCATTGTTCTCAAGGGAGAAAAGGGAGATCAAGGAGATGCAGGAGTCTCTGGAGATTATGCCGGACTCTCAAACAAGCCGAGCATCAACGGTGTGCAACTTAATGGCAATAAGACAAGCAATGACTTGGGCATTGCATCACAGGCATCTGTTGATGCACTGGAGCAGAATTTGGGTGATTTATCAGACAGTGTGTATACGAAATCTGAGGTTGTCCCCAAATCGGAAATGTATGGGAACAATCTTGATTATAGAATCAATATACCAGTTGTCTTTACTGGCAATATTGTTATCAACATGAATTACACATTTACTGCTGATGGTTATCTTGCCTATAGCAATGGAGCAGAACACAGTGGGGAATTTAATGTGACTCTTTATGGTGCAAATCATGAGGGGTATGCAATAAATTCATATAAGTTAGACAAAACATTTTCACAGATGATTTATGTTAAAAAAGGAATGCAAGTACACTTTAGTGGTGTGTGTCCTCTCCAGAGTTATGCAGATGATATTGATATTTGGTTTACGCCATTTTTATTG